GGGGTTTGCTCAGCGTTACTCACCTGTTGGCGCAGATGATCGCAGGCAAACGGCTCAGCCGGGGCAAGAAATATTTGAGCGTTTCTTCCTGCAACGTACGGGAGATCCTTTGAAGTATGAAACAGCAAAGCAAGATATTCCTTCATTAACACCACAGCGTTACGCAAACTACATGAACTTTTTGTACCAGGACAAAGGTCTTCTTGGTCTTGGTATTATCAAAGGTACAGGAGAGAATTTGCAAGGCTATCCTGAAGCTCGTGTCCTTGGGTTCCCCGTGTCAATTCCGATGACAACAGGTTTTGTCGCTGGTGCAGCCGGCGCAAATCTTGCCGCAGCCACTGCAAGTAAAGGCACACCAAAACAACGTGCAGTTCGTGGTGCTATTGGCGCACTTACGGGGTCTCTTGCCGGTGTTGCAGCAGGTAATATGACTAATGAAGCAATCGCTTCTGCGGGACGTTCTACACTACCAACCACTGCAGAATATGATGCATTGAGTACTGGTAGAATCTAAAAATAAAAGCGTTTTAATAATGGCATACCCGGATCCCTGGTCTTCTCCAGTTCAGCCCTTATCAAGTCCTTTATACACGAATCCTGTTGCCGGGGCGCAGACCCTTGCTGATGAAACATTGCGGCAACAGATTGAAAGAAGGCTGGCTGCTGGTAAAAATAAAGGTAGGGAAGTTTTTAATCAAGCAAGCTCGACTGTTGCTGAATTAGGGCAACAAGCCGCAACTGCCTTGGGCAAAGTTCCCAAACGTGCCATTGTTGGTGGTGGTGCCGTTTTGGCTGGTGTGCCTGCGTTGATGCAAGGCGATGTCGCTGGCGCAGCCGGAAGCACTGTTGGCGGCTTGCTCGGAGGCGCTATTGGCACGCTTGGCGGCCCAGTAGGGGCTGCTGTTGGTACCACACTTGGCTCGATGGTCGGAGGCGGCCTGGTCGGCGCCACAAAAGCTGCCCTAGAAAAAACTCCGCAGGCAGTTAGTATTCCTACACCTTTTGGTGATCTTCCTTTAAACGCTTCTGCTCAACAGCTGAAATACATGCAACAGCTCGGTGAGCTGGGTGAAACACAATATCGTAATGCTCTTGGCACTCGCACCAGTGCTCTTATTGATCTGAACAAGCAGATTAGCGATCAAGATTACCTGAATCGTCAACGCGACTTCCCTCTTGTGCAAGCTGAGCAAAACGCTGATCTTGCACGCAGCCAAGCATTGATCAATACCCAGAACAATGCTTACATGCAGCAGATGGTTCTTGGTACTGCCGGCAACTTGATGCTAGATGCCCAGCGTGAACGCGGTGCCTTGATGCGCCAGGCTATCGCTACCAATCCTTATGTAACCGCTCTTGCGGCTCCTAGTGTTTCTATCGGTTAATCATGGCAAGTCAAGTAGCAGGTCAAAATCCACCAGGTTCTACTGGAGCAGGAATCAATCCTTTCCAGAACACCCTCAACCAAACCATGACGCCTGGATATACAGGTGGTTTTGGTACTTCTAACGTATATGGAGATCTCCTTGGGTCTGAAGATCCAAATGTCCGGATGTTTGGCGCACTAGGCCAAATCCAGCAGTTTGCAAACCAACAGTCTTACGAAAGAGAAGAAAATCTTTTTAACCGTATTCAAGAAATGCGCAAGCGGGAAGCGCAAGAAGCTTATCGAATGAACCTGCCTTTTAAAACTGGTGCAATGGTAGGCGAGGTTTTTAAAAATATTGTTGCGGCTCAGCAACCAGGCATCCAAGCTGAGCTTCAAATTAGAAGCAATACCGCTCCACTATTGGCTCAGGCCTACAGCAATAATCCATTTGCTGGCCGTAAATGGCTTCGATAAAAGAGGTGTAGAATAATGGCAAGCGCATTTAGCTTTGGCTCGTCGCCAAGCTCGTTGCCAAATACGAGTTATTTAAATATCAGTGATCCCGTTTCATCAGGCGGTTTCTCTGGGGCACCTTTAGGAGGCAGTGGCATGATTGATCCCGGAACAGCTACCCTAATCGGCACTGGCGTTTCTGCTTTAGGCTCAGCAGTGGGCGGTGCCGCATCTGGTAAAGGTGCCAAAAGTGCTGCAGATCAAGCAAGAGAAGCTGCTGCGGAACAAGCCAAAATGGTTGTCCAAGCAAACCGCGAAAATCTTCTTGGTGGGTTTGGTTTAGAAGATCTTAGTCAAAAACAAGAATTAGCTTTTGGTGGTCCCAGGGAACGCGCAGAAGAGTTTGCAAATCAACAGTTTTCTTCTGCCATGGATGCAGGCCCTGGTTCATACCAGCGTGGCATTGTGACTATGGCGCGTAATCTTGCAGCGCGTCAAGCAGAGACAGAGCCCTTCCGGCGCACTGGTTTTACGCCGATGTCCAGGTACACCTGATTTAGGATCAACATATAAGAGCGGCAAGCAATGGCAGGCAGTTATCCTTTTAGAGAAGCCAGCGGTAGCAAAAGCGCTACTTCTGAAGATTTTTCGCAACTATCTTCTAAATTTGATTCACTGCTTAATTATTTGCAGGGCGGTGATATTGGCGGCGTGTCTGGCAGCCCAATTCAAATTGGACGAAAGTCCATTAAAGATATTCAAAAAGCAGAAAAAGCAGGCAGAAAAGAATTGCCTGACTATTTTCAATCACTCCTCGAAGACGTACAATATGGTGCTCTATCCCCAAGCCAAGCTGCCTCCGCTTATGAGTCACGTGCACGCGGCCTCGGGGAGGTAGAAGGAGTCTCCAAGGCTACATCTCAACTCAAACGTGCATCCATTGGAGCGCCATCTCCCGAGCAGTACGCACGCTATACGCCTTTCTTCCAAACATCAGCCCAACAAACCCTTGGACGCACACTAAGTGATCCTGAACTTCAAAACTATGTTTCGACATTCAGAGGGCTTGGCGTTAAAGATCCTGCCGCCGTTACTGCAATGTTTGGCAAAATGCTTACAACCAGTGACGAATACCTAGATAGGCAATATCGTTTCAAACCAGAGATGCCAAAGCTTCAGCAGGATTCTCAAGCCTTTGCGCAGCTCCTCAATACTTCTTTTGGCTAAAATAAAAGCATCAACGTAGACAATACATAGAGCAATGTCTAAATTAAAACTTGCGGGAAAAACATATAGCCCAGGGAAAACCCTTGGTGCAAATGATTTTAAGGACATGCTTGAAAGCGGTTATACCGCTGACTCTATTTTACGTCGGGCAAAAGAAGCTGGTATCAGTATTGGTGAAGGAGCACGTCAAGCTGCAAAGCAATCCAAAGCAGCTTCAATCGCACCAGCACCGGAAGTTTCTGTAACTCCTCCCGAGTTTACGTATAACATTACGCCGGGAGGAGGACTGGATCAATCTCCCGGCCTTACTCGTGAACAAGCATCTGATTTTGTATTTCAATCTGGTTTATTAACACTTCAAGGAAATATTGATCAAGAAAAGTTAAAAATACAAGGACTTACTACAACAAAAATAGCTGACATTGGTCGCCAAGCCAGTGATTTTGCGGCTACTGAAAGCAGAATGGCTCAGCAATATGTTGCCGACAGATCTAAAGAAGCAGCAGAAAACGTTGAAACAATTCGCGGTACAAACGCTATTAATTTACAAGGAATTGTTAACGCTGGAATGAAAGACGTCGAAGAGATTCGCAAATCAGCCGGCAAAGACATTGAAACAATTCGCGGACAATTTGGTGTCGAGCAAGAGTCGACGCGCCAGAGAGGACAAAAAGATATCGCAAAAATAAGCGAGAGAGCAGGTTTAAATGCTGCCCTTGTTGGTGCATTCAATTTTTAAAAAGAATGTACTAAAATAACCTTAGTGTTTATTAATTGACCATGGCCCAACAAACTTATCAAGAGCGTATCAACGCCATTAACGCTGCGGCTAGCTCTGGCCAGATTGATGCAGACACTGCTGCACAGCTTAAAAAACAAGCAGCTGAGGGCGAGTTTGGCACCAAGTCGTTTGATATTGGCGAATTCCAAGATCTCCTGGGCCGCCTTGAAGGCTCCAAGATGCGTCAACAGCGCCAGAAGAGCGTAGAAAGTCGTCGTGACATCATGAGCCAAGGCCTGGCTTCCATGATGAGCAACTTCTGATGCAGTCCTCTGTTGCCGACCAAAAAAACAAATCAGGCGAAGGTCAGGATCTTCGCCTGTATGAAAAGGCGGCAGAGGTTGCTTATCAATACGCAAAAAACAAGGCATCTAAAGAAGCAGAGACTTCTGAGAATAAAAACGAAATGATGGAACAAGACAATGACCAGTAGTTTTTTGGATGTTGCCGATACAGACGGCGATCCTTATTCGTTTTTATTTGATGAGGACAAAGCCCGGAAAGCAGCCAGTGCTGTTAAGATTTTCCAGGATGTCTCCGTTGGCTCCACTAAAGAAAAAATGAAGGAGCAGGGTTCTCAAGAACGTGAAACAATTGGCAAGGGCGCAACAGAACAACGTGCAACAGCAGAACAAGCGCAGCGCTTTGCTCAGTCCGACGAAGAAAGAGACTACAAGCAAGCCCAACGAGCGTATCAATATTGAGTTGTTCGACCAGTGGGTTGACAACTTAACATCTGCGGATCAAGAAGCTTTTACGGCTTTTGCATCAGATACGTTTTCGACGATTGAGTGCTACCTCTACGCTCGTTTCCTTGGGTACCAAGGGAGCATCACTTCGTGTGAAGCCTGGATTAAAGACAATTACCAGAAGCCTGATCACAGGAAAAAGCTTCTGTACGAAATTGAAGAGATGCAGGAAGATATTCGCAAATTACGTGCGGATGTTGATGAGGGGTTGGTTAAGCGTGATGCAGGCGTTGCGCGTATTGCAGGAATGCAAAAAGAATTACGCGGAACAATTGCACAGGTTGAGATGTTTACAGCTAATCGGGACCGTAAAGGTTTGTTAATGGCTGGTGCGGATCGTGCCATACGTGAGTTAATGGCTATTTTTAAAGACGACCCAATTGAAGTCCCCCTGGAAGAAGCTTCAATGAGTGTGTGGGCTAAAATGCAATTAGACGAATAACACTTGAAGTTAAAATAAAGTAATTGCAATGGGTGCCAACGTAAACGCTGCAGGTGTCGCGCAAAACATGCCTAATTTTGTTAGGCAGATTCAACGCGAAAGGATGGGACGTCAACAGATGGCGCCCTCTAATGAAGCACCTGCAGATCCCATGCAGTTCCAAGCTTTATTAAACCAAGCAGCAACAAATGGCCAAGAACAAAATGCCGCCCCAACTTCTGGAGCACTTCAAAAAGAAGGAGGCCAAGAGGGAGGACGGCAGCGAAATGTCGGACAAGGAAAAGAGGAAGGCAGCCTTGGACAAAGCTCGCAAGTACAAAGAGCAAAAGAAAGACAGCAGGGACAGCGAATGAGGTAGTATTCAGTAATACACTGAACAATACTTACCGTGCCTGCGTACCAACATCTTGCATACCGCCGTAACGCACAAGCGGCTGCTCGCAGGCAACAAATACGTGTCCCCCGAAATCTTGAATCCCTGGAGAAAGCACGGGAAGATTTCGGGTTTTTTTGTGAGTATGTAGCAGATAAACCTCCGGCTGACCACCACAAAGAATGGCATCGTCACTTTGTTACCAACGAAGACAGTAGCTGCCTGCGAAAAATTGCTGGACCCAATGTTGATCTCCTGGCGCCACGGGGTTCTGCCAAATCAACAGTCTTGGGTCTGTTTACTGCCTGGGCCATCGGTGTTCATACAGCAGCCAAGTTACCGCTGCAGATTTTGTACTTGTCTTACACAGTCGACATTGCACGTTCCAAGTCAGCAACCATTAAACGCATCATCGAAAGCAAGCGATATCAAGAAGTTTTCCCGACCGTACGTCTTCTAAAGAACGTCACCAGCAATGAGTACTGGTCCATTGACCACAAGTTTGCAGGCATCGATACCACGGGTGAGGAACAATTCACACTCTGTGCCGCAGGCCTTAAAGGCTCAGTGACCTCCAAACGTTCACATCTAGTCATCATTGATGACGCCATCAAATCAGCCGCAGACATCTCCAACCCTGACATCCGGAAACAGATGCAGGACAACTGGAATGCTGTGATTGCACCAACCATGTTTGAAGGCGGTCGAGCAATCTGCCTTGGCACACGTTTCAGACACGATGATATTCATGCCACAACATTCAACCCGCAAAACAATTGGCTGCAAATTGTGCTTTCCGCCATCATCAATGATCCCAAAACGGGGGATGAAATGTCTTACTGGCCATCAATGTGGTCGTTGGATTACTTGAAGGAAAAGAAACGACAAGCACCGATTGCTTTCTCGTTCCAGTACATGAATCAAGTCATCAGACAAAACGAGTTGTCGTTGGCGCCAGAGCTGATTGTCAAGGCGGAGATTGCAACGGAGTTTGATACCCTTGGTATTGGGGTTGACCTTTCAGTTGGAACAAAAGAAAAGAATGATTACACCGTTATGGTTCTTGGTGGACGTATTGGTGATCAGATTCACATCATTGATTACAGGCGGCTACGCGTCATGGGTAACCTAGAAAAACTGGATGCCCTTAAGGAATTGCTCAACGATTGGTCGATCCTTGGTAAAGATGAAGGCGGTCATTACTTTCCGACTTACTCCACGTGTGACATCTGGAGTGAAGCGGTTGCGTACCAGGCATCACTAGAAGCTGACTTCAAACGTGTATGCCTCACCAATGAAAGCTTGTATAACCTGAATTGGCATGCCGTCAAAGGATTCCGTGCCGATAAGTTGGCACGATTCCGTGGTTGCATGGGTATGTTCGAAGACCGCAAAATCATCTTCAATCGTTTCCGCAACTTTACGGCTATGTTTGAAGAGTTGACCAACTTTGGCGTCAGCAGTCATGATGATTGCGTCGATGCCCTCGTATATTTGTTGACAGGATTAATGCGCAAAGGACAGCTGCAACTTGATTACTAAACTCTAGAATTAGAAAAAAGCATTGTTTGCGGTGGGACCCGAATACTTAGCCATCGGCTTGACAGCCGTCATATCGGC